TGTAAAACTAAAGGCGATCGAAGAGTAGCAGGCGTTGTTTCAACTGATCCAGCATACTTGATGAATACAAAACTCGAAGGCGAAAAGGTTGTACCACTAGCATTGACAGGGCGTGTACCAGTTAAAGTTATTGGTAGAGTTGAAAAGGGTGATATGCTTGTAACTAGTGCAATACCAGGCTATGCTATTGTTGACAACGATCCTAAATTAGGTACAGTTATTGGTAAGGCAGTAGGTACTAAAGACAGCGAAGACAGAGGTGTTGTTGAAGTTGTTGTAGGACGTTTGTAATAAATATAGTAAAGCGGAGACAAACATGGCATTAAAAACTATTAACCTAGGTGGAGTAGCAAACGACGGTACAGGCGACGATCTCAGAGAAGCGTTTGAAAAGGTTGTTTTTAACTTTAACGACTTAGATCAAAGAACCCCAGAAGCTACAACTGTAATAAACTTAGGAAGTGGTGAAGGCTTATATTCTAATGTAAATGACGCAGAGTTACAGTTTAAATCTTTAGTAGGCGGAAGTAATGTAACTCTTAGTTCAGACTCAAACGAATTAACTATTAATGTCGATGCTGGCGTAACACAATTTATTGTTGCTGCAGATAGTGGTAGTTTAACTGTTACAGAAAACAATGGTTTTACAATAGAAGGCGGCACACTTATATCAACTACTGTTAATGGTAGTAATATAACTATCGACTCTAGTGCATTAGGATCATTAGAAGATGATCCTGCACCTAAACTATCAGCAGGATTAAATGCAGACGGACATAACTTAGGCAATGTCGGTTTAATTAATGCTACAACAGTTACAGCGAATTTTAATGGTAATTTAACAGGTCTTGTTCATGGTATTGATATTAGAGACCTAAACGAGTATAGAGATCCTGCAAACAGTTGGGACTTTGGAACTATTGGTCCTATTACTGTAACAAACCTATGGGATTACCTTTTTGCAAGCATAGATGTAGACTTTGGAACAATTGGCGGCAATAACTCGAATGTCATTCTCGATCTCGGCGATACTCTGTAAGTCAAAAGTCGATAAATATGCTATATAAGGATTTTTTGTATGGCACTATGGACGTTAGAAAATAATATTACTCTTAGAGAAATAGAAGAAGGTCAAACAATACGACCAGCAAGATCAGGTGAGACTCGCTCACCCGAACTATTACCAATTGATCTAGGAGCAGCGGAAGGTGCATCACTTACAATTATAAGTGGCTCATTGCCACCAGGATTAAGAATTGTTGATAATGCTATACAAGGTACTCCATTAGAAGTTGCTAGAGAAACAGATTTTAAATTTGTAATTAGAGCCTCTAAAGATGGTGTAATAGAAGATAGAACATATAATATAAATGTAAGCGGTGCAGATGCTCCTATTTGGGAAACAAGTGCAGGTGCGTTACCTGTAGGAAATAACGATACATTTTATATTTTAGACAGTGCTCCGATAGATTTTCAGTTAATTGCTAACGATAATGATACTGCTGCTGGACAAGAATTAGAATACTTTATAGCAAGTGGAGATGGAGAATTACCTCCAGGAATACAATTAACTAGAGATGGCAGACTTGTAGGAGTAGTTGATCCTGTATTAGCTCTTGATAGACTTGCACAACAAGGATTTTATGACGATAGTCCCTACGGTGTTTATCCGTATGATTTTGGTACTCGACCTGCAAACGGCTATGACAGTTTTTACTACGATATTGAATTTTATGATAAAAGTGTTGCAACCAAATCACCAAAAAAATTAAATAGAAATTATCAATTCCGTGTAAGCGTCAGTGACGGAGACACTATTGAAAAACGATTGTTTAGAATTTTTGTAGTTGGTGACGATTTCTTACGTGCTGACAACACTATTATGCAATCTGGTAATACATTATTCGGTGCAGATGCAACATTTGTTAGAACCCCTATTTGGTTAACTCCTGCAGATTTAGGATATCGAAGAGCGAATAATTATCTTACATTTTATTTAGATACTATCGATGCTTCAAATACTCTTGGGTTTATTACATACAGTTTAGAAGATAAAAATGACGACGGTAGTGATAGTGTTATTCCTCCAGGAATGGAACTAGATACTGGTACTGGGGAATTAGCCGGAGTTGTTCCATATCAGCCAAGTGTCACAAAAGAATATAAGTTTACAGTTACAGCTACAAGATATGTAGGACCTGCAACTAATACTGAAGATTTAAGTTTTGAAGTATACGAAACAACATATCCACATTTAAGAATTCCTGGTACACAGATGAAGTCTGGAAGAAGATATGAAATAGTTAGTGTTTATGGTAGTACTGATTATACTTCAGTTGGAGCAGCAGACAATAATATAGGAACAGTTTTTACTGCTACTGGTCCTACAAGTGGGACAAACGAAAGTTTAGTAAAACAAGCCAGTGGTGCATACACACTAAGAATTAAAAAGAATACAAATCTTACTAAGTTAAAGGGCAAAACTTTTAACTTAAAAGGTTCTTTATTTAAAATAGAAGGTATTAGTAATGCAAGCTATCTTTATGATGTAATTACATTTTCTAAACCTTTAGATGCTAGACTTAATGTAGATGAAATATTTACAACTACAGTTACTATACCAGGAGAAGAAGATACAAACTCTGCTCCGAAAAGTAAAACATTTACAGTAAGACTTTTAGGCGAAGTTGATTCAAGAATTATTTGGGACAGTCCTACACAACTAGGAACAATTAACGCAAACTTAACAAGTACATTTAGAATTAGTGCAACTACAAGTGTACAAAATGCTACTATTAGATATACCAAAGAATCAGGACGATTGCCTCCAGGATTAGCCCTAGCATTGGACGGAGAAATATACGGAAAAGTATCACAGTTTGGAGAAAATTATTATAGAAGTTTTTGGAAAACTGGTAGAGATTACAATCCTAATGACATTGTTAAGGTAGGATCACAAAAATACAAGTGTTTAATTTCTCATACTTCGTCAACTGACTTTATAACTGATAGTGCTAAATGGGAAGAATATGAACGTTTCGAAGTAGCTGGTCTAACAACATTTGATGTTAATGACTTAACATTAGATGGTAACAGTACTACTATTGATAAAACTTACACATTTACTGCTAGGGCAGAAGATCAGTTTGGCTTTAGTGCAATAACAAGAACATTTACTATTGTTATAAACGATCCAAACGATTTGATCTTTAGTAACATTTATGTTAAATCTTTCTTAAACAGCAACCAAAAATTCTTATATAATAGTTTCTTAAGTGATCCTATTATTTTTGAACCTAGTAAAATTTATAGACCAAATGATACAGAGTTTGGTGTACAAACAGATTTAAAAATGCTGGTATATGCTGGAATTGAAACAGTTGCCATGAATAAATTTGTTGCAGCAGCAGCAAAGAATCATAAAAGAAAACAATTTAAATTTGGTGGTATTAAAAAAGCTGTAGCATATCAACCTGGAACTAGAGATACAGTATACGAAGTTGTATATATAGATGTAATTGATCCTCTAGATCATGAATCAAATAACGTACAAAGTAAAATAAAAGTAAGAAACAATGTTGATAGATCTATTAATAGTATAGAATTTGAAACAAAAGATAATACTAGTGGACAAGAGGATAACAGTCCTTATAGACTTAGACCAATCACAAATACATTAAAAATCGACAGTGATGCAATAAGTATAGACGAAGACAAACAACAAGTAAAATATATTAGTAATTTAACCAATATGAGAAATAATATAGCATCGGTAGGAGAAACTGATAATAACTTTTTACCTTTATGGATGCGCACACCTCAGGAAAATAACATTGAAGCTCTTGGATACACTCCTGCTGTAGTTCTAGCGTACTGTAAGCCAGGAACAGCAGATGATATTTTATTAAACATTAAAAATAGCGATTTCGATTTCAAAGATATAAACTTTGACGTAGATCGATACATAATAGATAGTACACAAGGAATAAGTAGAGAACAGTATATTGTATTCGCAAATTATGACTTTAACATATAATAGCGATAAATACTGCACTAGGAGAAAAAGATATGTCAGACGTACCAGCAAACAATCCAATTAATACAACTGATTTGGATACAGAATACCCAGTACCGGGTCAAGATAACGATAGCCAAGGCTTTCGTGACAACTTTACTGTTATTAATGCAAATGCAGTAGCAGCTAAAGCTAGACTCGAAGATATAGAACAAAACATAGTAAGAAAAGATGAAGATACAACGTTTGTTCAGTCAAGTACTGAAACTATTACAATTACAAATGCAAATCTAAAAACTCCTACGTTTGTTAAAAATTCAATAGGTCAGCAAAGTGGTCCAGGCATTAATATTGATTTTTCT